TAACAGCAGTTATCTTATCTCTGATCTTCCAGGCAGATTTTGGTGCCATTACTGTAAATCCATTTCTTCTTAAGATCGTATGATCTGTAACACCTACCCCACTTGTCTTCCTTGCATTACCCGTAGGGTCAGGACACGCAATTACTCTTCGATCTACTCCATATCTTCTCGTAACCTCCTCCGCAAAATCCCAAGTTGTTGCCCCACCCGTCAACATAATCTCATCAAAGACATAAAGACAATCATTATGTTTTACCGCACAAACTCCTGCCATCGGATCTACGTTAAAGTCTAGTCCAATTAACAAAGGCAACATATGTAGATCTTGTACTTCCTTATCAATATTGTTATCGCTAAAACTAACAGCGACTAAACCAGTAAGATTTTCAAAACTAGCTTCAAATTCCTGTCTAAATGTTCTTGCATCTAATTGACCTCTAGCTGCTTCTACCTCTTCAGCCTTTACATTACCCCCCTGGATCGTAGTAAAACTCCATCGAGTCCAGTCATCCCTCTCAGTTTCTCCGCAAAAACACCACATATCATAAAACCAACTAGCAGTTCCATCTGGTGTACTAATAAATAATGCCCATCCCTGTTTATCCGCTAAAGCTGGTCTTATAACTTCTGCCCATACGTCTTTATCCATAAATGCAGCTTCATCCAAAACAACCCCTGCTAAACTTCTACCCCTCAATGCCATCGCATTTTCTGTTCCCTTCAACTCAATACTTGATCCATTAATCAGATCTAATCTCAAATCAGTCTCATTTTTAGCCTTGACCCACACCTTCGGCACTAATTTCTTTAATTCCTTCCATGCAATGTCTTTTGCCATTCGATATGTCGGTGCACAATAGAAATAAACCTCCCCTGGTCTATTAATCGCACCACGAAGTAACTCGATACAAGCTAAATATGATTTCCCAAACCTTCGCCCTGCTACTAAGACTCTAAATCTTTTTTCTGAATTAAACACCTGCCCCTGTGCATGCCTTAGTGTTATTGGCTCGGTTTTTGGCCCCATATGCGTGTTCGTTAATTCATTTGAAAGGTTATAAAGCGATTTAATTGAATTAATTTGTGAATAATTGCTCGTTTTTAACTCCATACACTAAAAAATAACAAATTTTTTCAACTAATACCCCCTAGTTATAGCCTAAATTGCAATTTCTAGGTTATCATTCAGTTATTAACCTATCTGATTGAGTCCGTGGCTGAATCTATTTTATCTGGTTTCGTTCCAGAAGATTTTAAAGAACAACAAGCAAAGCAGAAGAGAAGAGCTAAGTTTGCTCCTAATACTCAAGAGCATATCCAGGCTAGAAGTCAGCGTTTATATTCTAGACAGTTAGATGGTAAGACAACCAGACAGCTAGTTTTGGAGCATGCAAAGATTGAAGGCATTGGAGAAACTTCTGCTTGGAACGATTGGAATAGAGTTAAGAAATGGAATAACGAAGATTGGGAAAAAGATAGAGATAATATGCTTCCAAGACTTCAAGCGATGAGAGTGAGATTATTTAATAAAGCTGTTTCAAAAGGTCAATTACAAACAGCAGCACAAATATTAGATTCTTTAGGCAAAGTTATTGGTGAGTCTGTAGAGACAGTCAATATTCAAGCACCTCAACTGTCCATAAAAGTAGAACAACAGTAGTACATACTTATTAGTAACAAAGATTTGGGATATGTATTTAAGGTACCCGAACTGGCTATATAGTTAGTAACATTTGATACACTACCCCCTATCATATGATATGTAACATTTGATCTATTATGATGTCATAATTGATCTATTAATATGTCACATTTGAGTTGACTATGCTGCCGTAGTGTTGTTATAATTAATACATAGAGAGGGAGAAATCCCACCTCGAAACTTGAAAAACAAATAATTTATTTTCTCCCTATCGGGATGTCATTTGCGACTTGTTCGCTCCTACCATTTGTGATCTCTGAAACTCTCCAATAAGTTTCTTGGCTTGGTAGGAACTGAGGCCACGGGAGAATCTAAAAATTATTTCATAACCTGATTTCCTTTTATCTCTTAGCTGTTGCACTCATGCTGAACCAGAGAGAACACAGGAGCTTAAATCTTCGGATTAGCTTTCTTTCTTTCCTTAACCGCACTCAGAGGCACTACAACAGCTAACAGATAAAAGGTATTTACTTTTTATCTATTTTCACTTACCCAAAAGTTAATTTTTAAATTATGACTTATGCATATCAGATCACCCAATACAACGGGCTAGATTATGACAACGGCATGGCTCCAAAATGGAATTTAGTAGGAGAAAGAAGAGACCAAAAAGCAGCGTTAAAAGTTGCTGAGTCTCTTAACTCCAGAACTAATTTTTATCATAGAGTCGAAGTTGTAAAGGCTGTTGAACTTCCAAAATTTACAGTTTTAAAACCTGCAAAATCTGAAGCTCAACAACTTGTTATCCCTGCAAGTTTCAAAGTAATTAAAAAGAGATCATTCTTAAGAAGATTAGTTGGAGCTTTTCTAAATGTCTGAAGAAGAATTTGAAATCTATTTCGCTGGCTGTAATTGGGGATCAACTTTCGAGTTGTTCCCAAAGCTAGAAAAGAAAATTAATTACGACCCAGAAACACAGGAACTTAACAAAAATGAGAATTAAATTAATTTCTTATTTCTTTTTATTTGGCTGTGTAATTTATTCAGGCTTTGGAATTTTCCAAAGTTTGAACACACTTACAAATAATTATTATTCAACTTTACAACAGATCCAAAATGAAAATTAAAAAACTTGGAGCGTCTAAAACGCTCCTTCAATTTCCTAAACATGAAATTTTTATTTCATATGAAACACCAGTTGCAGCCCGTTTAAAAAATGGAGATTGCATCAGGACTAATAAGAACTGGAGTAGAACGACCCAGAAACACATTACCCAATATCTTTCTGGACTCAATGCAAAAAGCGTTGATCAATCAGTTTTAGACAATTTATTAGGAGCTTAAAAATGACTTCTATTTATCATCAGGAAAAAGAAAAAGCGTTATGTCTTATACATGACGCTTCCGAAAATCTTTTAGATCTGGAGTATAACTTACCTCCAGATTTTAGATTAACCATGAACGAAAGAATCAAATTAAAAAACATAATTTGGTTAATTTCAGTATCAGGATTTAAGGGGAAATAATTCCCCTTTTTTATTCCTGTAAAAATTTTCACTTATCCTGTAAAAAATTATGACTGTAATGAATGGCCGAAAAGCCAAAAAAGATTATGTAAAACCTGAAGAATTGATAGTGAATGAATTAATTCAGGCACTTGAATCAGGGAACACAAAATTATGGCGTAAAGAATGGACAGTTAAGGGCGGTTTCAGGAATGTCTTATCAGGGCATCAGTATAAAGGCTCTAACCCTGCTCTGTTATGCTTACAGAGTTCAATTAGAGGCTGGCATTTACCACTCTTTATAGGAGCAGGGCAAGCAAAGTCTATTAATTGCTTACCTAAAAAAGGGTCACGTTCAGCACGGATTTTACAACCGATCCAAAGATCTTTTGAAACAAAAGAAAAGGATGAAAACGGGGACATAAAAATGGGTCAGTTTATGAGCTATAAATGCGTTCCAGTATTCAATGTTGCTGATGTTCGAGGTTTGGATGATGAAGCATCAAAGAAATTAGAAAAGCTAATTGATGATGCGGTGCTAACTGCTAAACCTAGAGAATTGGATGACAGAGTAAAAGATGCTCATGATCGTTTATTCCAATGGGAAAAGCAGATTAACACCTTAGTAAAAGGTGGAGATAGAGCTTATTACAGAGAGTCAAGCGATGAAATTGTAATTCCTAAAAGATACAATTTTAAAAATGACGAATCTTATTTGGCTACATTTGCTCATGAAGCGATCCACTCAACAAAACATAAGTCTAGGTTAAATCGAAAAGACTTAACTTATGCAAATGAAGAATTAGTTGCTGAACTTGGGGCTTATCTAGTTTGTAATAGGTTACAAATTTCTAACCTAGACACAATGAACCATGCGGCATATTTGCAAGCATGGTGTCCAATGCTTAAATCCGATCCAAAGATCTTATTTAAGTCATTAGCCAATGCGAGCAAAGCGGCTGATCTTGTTATCGGTGAGAGTTAATCTCACCTTTTCTTTTATTATTTATTATGACTCTTTATTTTCTTAACAGAGTAAAATTCAAAAACTCTAAATTAGATATTTTTGATACTGGCCGTGCATGGCACGCTAAAAATCATAAGCATTTAATTCAAAAACTTGAATCTTTTACAAAAAAATCATTATGCTTTATTGAATATCAAATAAGCATACAAAATCCTATCTCTTGTATTGATAAGCTATGAAAAAATATAAAGCAACTGATCCTGAAATGATACAGGCAGGTGAAGATTTAGCTAAATTATCAAATTTATCTAAACGGGTCATTTCTAATGATAAAGATTTATTTGATGAGCTAGCTACGATCCAATCAAAACTTTGCGAGATTTCAGCAATCAAAGCTAATTTCATGCAGAGATATGAGGATATATTAGATGAGCAAGCGAGAATAGAAACTCAGCTATGCGTCTTTCAACATGAAATGCTCCATTCTTTTGAATTGGTGTTTCGGTATTACAAAACAAAAAAGAAGGGTTTTAATTAACCCTCTTTTCTAAATTTACACCTTGTTAGGATTAGGAGTTCATATAATTTTTTATCAGATTTTAAAGCTTTAGTAATTAATTTATCCCACTCTTCAGAGGATAAATTTTTTAGGTTGTATGGATCGTAACCCATTTCTTGAATTGAAAGTAGATAAGACTTAATTAGACTCATGATAAGACATATATAATATTATTAATATATCATAATGTATTGACGATAGCGTCATATATATACTATTATTAATACTAAGTTCACTTACCCAAACTATGAACCGCATTACACAAAAAGACATTGATTATCAACTTGAGATACTCAATAAGCTAACGAGCAACCCAACTGAAACATGGGAAAATGGTAAACATACCATAGGAAACATTCACACAGTCGGACAATATGGTTATACAACCATCATGCAAACTGTTAATGATGGAGGAGGTTGTAAAGACTTAACTTCTGGACTTACCAAACGTGAAGCGTACCAATGGTTAAGAGCAGCTATTACAGGCATTTCTTTACAAGGAGGTAAAAAGTAATGGGTTTAGATATGTATCTAGAAGGCTCTTTCAGTACAAGAGCATATATACAACCTACCGATGAGCAGTATGTTGAAATGAGAGAAGGTAAAGAAGTTCAAGTTAAAAGATCTCCAGAATTGGAAGATGCTCTTAACGCTGTTGGGTTACAAGACGCTCCAATAGAACATCAATACAACCATCTAACTTATACTTTTCCGATTATCACTTGGAGAAAAGCTAATGCTATACATAAGTTCTTTGTTGATAACTGCCAAGAAGGTAATGACAACTGCCAACGTCATTATGTATCTATAGTAGATTTAAAAATGCTATTAGATCGTATTAATACCATTCTTGAAATCAAAACTCCAGTTGCAAAAAGAACAAAAGCAATAGAATTATTACCTACTGATAATGACGGTTGTTTCTTCGGGACAGAAGAATATGACGATTGGTACTATCAAGACTTGAAACGTACCAAAGATACTCTTGATAAGTTATTTGAGTATGAAGAAAATGCAGAAACAGGTAAAAATTTCGATAACTTCTACTATCAATCATCTTGGTAAAAATTTATGAGTAATTCAATTAATACTGAGATCCTAGAATCTCTATTCGATGAACAGATTCAATCTGTTTCAGAAAGATTTCCTTCCCTATCTACTAGGGAAGTTGAAATTATTGCAGCAAGAAGAGCTAAACGTCTTTTCTGGGAGATGGCTCAATGAATATAACAGATAGTAGAGATGAAGCATTTGAAGCAATAGCAGAGATGTTACGTTCCAATGTAAAGAAAACTAAGATAGCCAGTAAGTTAGCTGCTGATTATTGCGTAAGCGATAAAACAGTTTACAAGTGGATTTCTAAAGTTGAAGAAATGTACGATATAGAACCTATAGAGTCTATTATTCAACAACATAAATCTGAATTAAAATCTGAAATTTATCAAGATTTAATCAGAGATTATCATAAAGCTAAAGATGAAAAAGATGATGAGTTACGCAGAAAAATTGGAGCTATATTAAATAACACCTACCTTAAAAAAATTAATTTCAACTGAGAATTTCGCTAGCGAATTATGATTGACAACCCATTACCAGATCAAGTTATGCAAGAAATGGATACGATCCAAAAAGCTTCTGACTTTGAAGACTATTGTAAAAACCATGCAATAGAAATTGCTAAACACTACAAAGTACATGATGAATTACATGAAGACTTTGCAGAGTGGTATCACAATTATATGTCTCAAAATCCTGAACTGTTTGAACCTACTTTTATTCTTCTAGATTCTGATTATATAGTCGATTGGTGGAAGGATAATGGAGAATACTTTGATGACTTTAACTCACCTTATATGGAGATTACAAAATGACTAAAGACCAATTTATTGAAGAAGTTTATGAAATTGCTTTTGGTGATAATGCCATCAATCGCAACTTCACACAAGAAGAAGTAATTGCTGAATTAAAAAAGTTTAGTGATGATGCTATCAAATGGGAGGATCTTCCATACATAGATAAAGTAAGACTAGATCCTGATTTCGAACCAAATGATCACGAAATGATGTCTAGCTTCGGTACAAAATGGCATGATGGATTATGACTGATTTCGTTCCAATGACACGTTATTCTAGGTGCAAGAGATACTCAGGGGCATTAATAAAATGTCCTGAGTGTAATTCAGTTGCTACTATCTATCATCTTTCTTGGTCAGCACTTGGCTGTCAAAACTGCAAAGCTATGATAGATAAATACGATTGGTTTATAGAAAAAAGTAAACATTCAAAATTACAGGATTATGCCTAAAGGTAAATACTACGAATATCAAATTAAACGTGGTGCTTTAGATGATGATTTTCTTTCTGGTAATATTGATAAATTTCAATATGCCAGAGAGTCTCTTGACCTAGACTTGAAATACGAACCATACATCTTAGCTCAGACTATTAATACCGAAATTGCTAAAAAACAACATGAACAAAATTAACTTTCCTAAAAATCCTTATAAAGGTCAGATTTTTTACTACCCAGAGACAGAAGATATTTTTGAATTTATTATTCCTGATGCAGAATTATTATTTCAACGATTAGATAAACCACGTTGGATTCTTATTACTAATCAAGATTTCTCTAGACCTGATTAAGCTGCTACTAATAAATCTTTCTTTACCATCTCTTGAAACTCTGCTACCTTCTCTTTAAATAACGCACCACAACCTATCAACTCCATAGCAGTTACCCACCGAAGTTGTAATCCGTTCTTCCTTATTATACATATCAATCCCCTTTTTGCTCGAACTCCAGTCTTTTCATATAGACCTTCGTTATACGCTCCTATCTGTAATAAGTGATCCTGTAAATATTTTTCTGGTTTATCTGTATCTTTTCCGTATGTTTTGAAATCTACTATCGTTAGTTCTGAATGGCCGTCAGGGTTTTCTGTATCTATTAAAGCGTCACATTGACCAGCATATCCTGATGAATGGTTTACATTAAATTCACTAAGATGAATGGCTTTTATATCTTCTAAAAAGGGTTGTATATTTCGGGTGTACTCACTACACGCCCATTGTTCCTCGACTTTATTTTTACCATGTATGGCATTTTGTAATGCCCAAGTTGTGATTGCTTGACTAGGCCGTGCCAAGCCATCTTCATAAGTTTTCCAACCATTGCGTTTGTTTGCTGAATTTATAGCCAGTATAGACGCTCTTTTTAAAATTCTCTCGCAATATGAATGAACCGCAGTACCAATACTGCAAGCTAAATCTCTATACTCTATTGAACCTGGTTTTTTAGTCCATTTCATTAGGGCTTTTTTTTGTTCGGCAGGAGCAGTATGTTTTAAAATCGAAGTTACTGAATGATATTCTCTTTCTTCTTCATCTCTATAAACTCGGTGCTGACCAGAATCATCACGCACCAATGATGAATGACGTAAACCTGCTAATAATGTTTGCCTGTCCTGATCTTTAGGTAAGGCAAGAGTCATCTGTTTATAAATGATTTTTGTTTAACTTTAACTGGGTTACGTTTGATTTGCAAGTTACCAACCTTTTTTATTTCTATATGAATGGGACTTTTTTCTGAATTTAATTACGTTGTTACTTCGAGGTTTTTGTGATGTTAAATGCCAACCTTTTCCTTTTGGACACTCATAAACGTACGAATGACCTTTTCCTTTTGCTCGCATATCTGCTGCAATGATTTTGGCTTCCTCCTCGGATCTATAGCTAACTTTATTGCATTTATAACAATGATCTAAAACTATAAATCCTTTTTCTTGAATGTAACTTTCGAGGTTTATAAAACTAAGACGCTGCATTTATTGTTTCTTTTGATTGCAAATTTTTCCATGATGCCATTTCTGGAGCTTCTGGTATAACAGATTTATGCTGAAACATCTCATCAATAGCTCTTCTTATCATTGAAGAAACAGAAGTTCCAGGGCGAGCATATCTTTTTAACATTTCATGCTGAGATTTTGTTACTTGAATGGTGATTCTCTGTAAAGAATTAGCCTCGGACTGATTAGACATCTGTAAAATCATAATTATATCATCATTATTGCATGTATATGTCATCTTGACAACTATATCTTTACATAAAAAAAACTGCCAGAGGTTAATCTGGCAGCCTACCCTTTTGTTTTCCTTTCTTATTATCCCCCAAATGGATCTTCATAGGAAAGTAGTTTTGTTAAATCGAAACCTTTTGATTTGGTTTTTTCCCAAGCTGCTTCAAGTGCACCTTGGTCATCTTCATCTTGTGGTTCAATTTGAATGTCGTAATTCCAACGACCTCCTTCTCTGTCTAATGAAAGAGAAAGATCCCATGCCATAAGATTTTTATACTTTCTATTTAAAGATAGTTTTCTGATCTTACTAAGAATTTGATATTGGTCTGCTTCTAAAATACGCACAATTTTATTCTTGTAATCGTAAATAGGCCAAACGTAGGTTTCTCTTGGATCTGCTGGTTCTGTACTTTGGAATTTTGTTCCTCTTGTATATGAACCCCCCATTTCGGTTAGGATTTCTTCTTCTGTAGGTTTTTTTAAAAATCTAAAAGATTTACCTTTTTCACCGTGAACAGATTCACCGTAGATCTTCCAAAAGATTAGGGGATCTTCTTCCAA